AGTGCGATAGCGCGCACCATCTCGTTGGTGCCGGTCAGTCCGTCGGTAATTTCGTCAAGGTCGCTCTGGACCGACCGTACGGCCGGCTCAAGGTAGGGCTGTGGCTCCATCTTGCTGGTCCCCAATTCTACGTGGATTCCGTAACTTACTGTCGGGCCGACGACATAAACAGCGTCGCTCCCGAACCGTGCCTCAATGTCGCTCAGCAATTGCATCGTCTGGCCGAACCCAGATAGCGACGTGCCCCACGACATGTCAAGTCACCCATCTCCTGCCGATGATGGCGTCGATATGTGACGGTCCGTGTCCCGGCGGATGGTCGCGGAGGTACCGAACGCATCGCCCGGATCTCGGCGGCGAACACGCTGGCGGAGCGTCTGCACCACCGAGGATTCGTACGTGACGCTCGTCCGGCCGCTGGAGACCTCCTCGGCCGTCCGGCTCTCGGCATCGGGCGCGTTGCCCTCAACGATACGCAGCGCCGCCAGCGCCGCCTCGAAATCGATACGGTGCTGGCTGTCGTCGAAATCGCCCGTGCCCGACGAGTAGGCGCGGTTGATGTCCCGCTCGACACGGTTCAAAACATCGGCGATGTCGAGGTCGGCGAGATCGGTGTCAATCTCAACGCGGACATCGGTCGCCGAGGTACCGGCACCTGTGGGCATATATCAGTCCTCTTGCCGGTCGGTGACGGCGGCGGCGACGCCCTTCCGGTCACGCCCCTCGACTTCGGCCGCCGCGACCTCCTTGAGATGAGCGTCAACCTCGCCGGACTCGATGTCCTCGATCACGTTGTCCATCGG